TTGATTTCCTTGATGCGCTTCTCATTCTCTGTCAGGATGCTCAATACATGTTTGTCTAGTGCATCTGTCAGCTTGGTTCTTATGGCTACTTGTCTTGGCATATCGGAGAATTAAGATACCCCCACAACAGACCGACTACATAGCAATAGATGTGGATGCCCACTGCCATGCAAGGAATGAAAAATCCTACACATATATACGAGAGAATGATGATGTTGTATCTCACCTTCTTCTCTACGAATGGGGCGATATATCCCATATAGGCATATACGATACCGCTGAGACCGATGATGGGTACGCTAGAACTGGGGTAATAGCTTACGGCTATGAGATAGAAGACCACCATATCTACGATACCGCAAGGTCTGGCTTTCAGGCATTGGTGCAGCACCCAAAGGTTGATGGCAGCATGGAAGACGTTCTGATGGAAGAACGGATAGGTAAGTCGATTCAGCATAGAGCAACCATCATAGAGACCCATCCCATCATATCCAAGGAATGTGATACACATTATCGAATGAGTTGCAAGAATCTCACGAAGTTTTGAAACGCTACGAGACAATAGATTCATTGAAGATTGTACATTCATATCCATA